ATCCGCAAGCACCATTAATGTTCCAGAAACTTCGTTCAGTGTGAGCCCCACCTGAGCACCTGCGGCACCAACATAACCAAATGCGGTAACTAAGCTTTCTGTAGATAGTTTAGATCCAGTAATGGCATTTGCAAAAACATCGGTTATTTCGGTTGTTTGAACTACTTCTAACCCGAATGATCTAATTGCGGTTACAACTAAAGAAGAAACTTTATCAAAATCTTCTAAAGCGCCGGTGGCAAGATTAGAAATATCTTGAACCATTTTCATGGCTTCCCCCGCAGAAAATCCGGCCTTCCCTATAGTTTGCATACCCTCTGCAACTTCTTGCGCAGAAAATTTAGTATCAGCAGCAATCTGTTTAATAGTTTCTCCCATAACAGATGCTTCTGTTGCAGTAGCTCCTGTTATTGCTTGAAGGCTTTTTAATGCTTGATCAAAATCAATTATAATATTGATTGCTCCACGAATTGCTTGTGTAAAAGCTTGTACTACAGCAGCAGCAGCCAAAAATGCAGTAAATTGTTTAACACGGATTATGATTTTATCATATGCTTCATATAATTTACTAATTAGTTTTTGTTGTTGTTTTAATTGTTCATTATGTTTTTTTGCTTCTCTATCATGATAAGCATAACTTGTTGCAACTTGATTTCTTAATAAATCTGCTTGTTCTTTAAGTAATTTATTATAGCGTTGTGCAGCAGTATCGTGAGTAGCATAACTTTGTGCTACTTTAGATCTTTCTATAATATCAGCTTTTAATAAAGCTAGAACTTCTTTCCTTTTCGTAGCTTCTTTGGAAAGCTCTACAATATTGGCTTTTCTATTATTTGCCCCCATAATAGATCGTTCTTTCTCACGTTCTAATATAGTTTGTTTCAAAGCAGCTAATAGTTCTTTTCTTTCTTTGTCTTCTTTATTAATTAAGGCAGTATTTTCTCTTGCAGCTTGTGCCCATCTTTCAGTTATTTCTTTATTTTCTTTAATAGCTTGAGAATGAAGTTTATTCATTTCAATTTGTTGTTTTTTTGCTTTTAAATCTTTTGCAGCAGTTAGTTGTGCGTCATAATATCCACTATTTAAAGCTTCTAATGCTATTTTTTGTTCTTTTATTCGTAAAGAAAGTTTATCTGACGCAACTCCAATATCATTAAATCCTTTTTTTGCTAAAGCGCCATCATCATACGCTGTTTTAGCAGAAATACCTATAGCATTAAGATTTTTCTGTAATTCTTTTAGTCCTGTTTGTGTTTTACCAATTTCATTAAAAGCAGTATTTAATTTATTAATATCCCCTAAAAATGCAAGATATGATTTATGTGTTTTTTCAGTTGCTGTTTGAGTTTGTTTGAGAGAATCTGTAGCCTTTTTTCCCCCTACATTTCCTATGGAATCTGATGCTTTTTTTACAGATTTTTCAAGATTATCAACAGATTGTGATGCATTATCCGCAGCAGTAGATAGCGCAGTTAGTTTTTGAGCTGCATTTTGATCAGTTACATTAATTACAATTCCTAATTGCGCTAAATCTGCCATTATTTTTTACCTTTCTTCTTTTTCTTTTTATGTTTATCAGAAATGTACTTTAAGTACATAGAATCAATTTCATTTATAATTTCAATTTCTATTGGTCTAATTTGAATTTCTAATAAATTTTTCCAAGCTAAAATATTTTCCCAAGTTATCGGATTTGGTCCTGACATTCCATAAGAACGTCCTCTATGTAGTTGCCAGAACCATTCCCAAATATGTTCGAGATAAAAAGGTATTTCAGGAGCTTCCTCTAATTGAATTAATGCAGATTCATATATTTCTGAATCTTCTGGAGCAGAATTTAAAATCTGCATTAGTGAATCCTGCTTTGAACTGCCATGATCATCAGGCATATTCATATCAAGGAATTGTTCAATAATTTCAGAAACTAATTCTCGAACTCCCCCACAAAATTACCTCTATCTCCAATGAATTCATCTACTTGATCAAAAATCCAAGGAAATTCTTTATAAAGCCATTTTTTATTTTCTGGATTACATTCAAGATTTTCTGTGTTGTATTGTATATTTTCCCAATCTACTGTACATACACAAATTAGTTCACGTTTATTATTTTCGAGAGTTTCAGATTTTAGATTTTTCATTCCTCTAAAACCTTTTTTTAGGTTTCGATCTTGAACTTTTCTAGTCTGATTTTTGTAGGCTTTGGAATCCATACCAAGAACTTTAATACGAATTCCAGTTTGCTCTCCGGTGGCGGGATTTTCAATGTCACACCATACACCTTCTTCCGATGCTTTATTGGTATCAAGTTTTGCTAAATCAATCATTATGCGCTCCTTTGCGTCTTAGTTATTATTTTAGCCCCCATATTTCAGGAGGCTAAGGTTTAATTATGATCTTGTAATTTGTAGCGAATACCCATCCCCAGAATCATACAAAGCTTGGAATGGCATACTCAAAATAATCGGACCTTCATCATTTACTGGGACATCTCCACCAGAATATTTAATTCTCGGCATAAGGAATGTCATAGTATTAGAACTATCACTCAAAGTGAAAGAAAGAGAAGATTCAGTTTCATGAATAAATTTGTCAAGCAGATTGGAATTGGCAAAATAAGCGGTCATAGTCCCATTAATATTTGCTCTCCCATCTACCAAACCAATAGAATGGTTGTTTCCAATTACCTGAAGAGCAGTAAGGTTATTTGACAAAGTCAAATCAATACCTGTCACCAAAGCATTAACTACGCCACCTTCAGAAAGAGTTCCAGTGAAAGAATCAAAAGGAGAATTTGCAGATTTTGCTGTTGCAGACCCAGTCCAAGCTGCTTCTCCTATTTCCATAGTTTTTCCCATCACATTAAAAGTAGATGTGATGAGCCCATTAGGAGTTACATTTAGTGACCACGTATTTACTACACAACCGGGAAAAACATGATATTGATTAATATCAGTAAATGTTTTTTGAATAGTAAAAGATTTTTGAGTTATTCCAGTTGTAATAGTATCATCTGATTGCCAGTCATTAAACATAGCACTTTCAATAATATCATCAAAAGATGTATGAGAAAGTTCTACAGGAATATCTCCCGAAACAGAAAACATGCCATGCCGAAGATCGGCAATTTGTCTATCTGATCTAAGTTCGTTTGATTGAAAAGAATCTTTAGTAAGGTTTACACCAATACCAGTTACTCGAAGTTGATATAGAGTTGCATCAGTATCCAGTTCCCCCCAGGTATTTTCCATTCCGTAGGTTACTGCTACTCTACTTCCTCTTGCTACATCTGTCATTGTCATATCTCCTATCTTAAATTAAAATGTAAGTGTTATATCTTATATGGATTGGGATTGAATACCTGCCATTTGAATCATAATATCCTTCCAATGGATAACTTTTTGTTACGGTAACTTTTATTTCTGATTCCCCGGTATCAGGGTCAGATGTTAATCTTAAATTTCTTGGAAAATGATTTAAAATATCATCTACTAAATTAGAATAAATTCCCCATCCAGTCTGTCGAACTGCTTTTACTTGTATCTCAAAAGTTCCTGATTCTACTCTAAATCCATTTTCTCCTATGTTTGGAAAATTTGTCTGAGCGGGCAACAATTTACTTCTAATAAAGATTTTTGTTTCATCTGGGTCTATAAATAAATTTTCTCTATCCCAAAGAGGCAACTCAGGCAGTACAGCAAGTCTGGAATTTAAAATTTGTTGTATGTCAGAAAAATTACTCATTTAACTAATTTCATTGCTATATTATTTACAATTAATTGCCAATTTTGAATCGCGTTTGCTCTCATATGGTATGCGTCAGTATTTTCCCAACCATCATATTCTGCTTGTTTTATATATTCTGTATCATTAGTAAAATAATAAGTATCTTTTTTTGATAAATTACTTGTTATAGAAGTAATTCTTGGTAATAAATTAGAAAGAGCTGTTATTTTATTGGCAGCAGCAATGGCTTCGTTTTTTTCTCCTTTATCCCATGCGGATGGTCCGCCTTTAAAAGAATAATTATTAATAGAATTATTATTAGGAGACCATTGTCCTAATAAGGTTCCTGTAGAAACAGGACTGTTTGTTGCAATATCTTCTGATATTTGATAACAAGAATTCTGAAAAATTTTTGTAATTAAAAAATTATATTTGTTAACAGAATTTTTAATTTGATCAGAAAATTTTTTCATATTTGTAACTTTACAAAAGTTTTCATTAAAAGTTGAGCCATTTTTATTTGTTTTTCTTCTCCGTCATCAGATATAAAATCCTTTAGTACGTCAGGACTATAAATATTTGTTCTTGGCATATCAGAAGCTTTGATAAGATAATGAATTTCTCCTGCCCCAAATCCAACTCCAGCAAGCATAGAAGAAGCTATTTGTGCTTGTAATGCGGCATCCATTTTTATTGCATCTATTTCGTACTCAGAGTACGTTGATTCATTCATTCCAGTTGAATCATTATAAGTATTTGATATAAACATTTTATATATAATAGTAGTTTCAATACTACTATTTAGTAAGTTATTCATTACAGAAATAGCTTTATTTTGTATTTTATCAAAATTCATTAAATAGTAGCTCCTCTTACTCCTGCAAGCCAATTTCCTAGAAGATAATAAATAATGTCAATAGGAGATGCATTATCAAAAACATTTATTTTAAACATTTCGGAAGCATACCGTACACTCATACCTCCTGAAATATTAATAGATGTAATTGGCTGTTCTACTTCTTTTCCAATAGTTCCCTGAAAAAGTTTTGTATCTACTACTTGATATGCTAATTCAAATTGTGACAACATTATTTTATCAGGAAATCCAAATATATCAGTAGCATAAATAGATGTAGTAAGATCAGTTTCTTCTTCGATATCTTCTTTTACTTGAATCCATTGTCCATCAATATCCATATCATTAATAGTCAGATATTCAGTACCACTTCTAACTACTTTTATTAATTGACCAATTTGAATATCTTTGTTGTCAATGTAATCATAAAACTCATCTGCATCCGTGCTGGTTGAAACAAATTTATTGTTGGTTATTTCAAATTCTATATTTTCTAAGATAGTTTCGTATTTTATATCATAAAAAGAAGCAATGGGTTTCCAACCATTTAAAAGTAATTGGTATGATAATCTTGGAAAAGCAAGATTTTGTTGTTTGTTACATTTTTCACCTCGAAAATTAAATGTATTCAATATATTAGCAGCAAGAACTAAAGCAAACTTTTTTTGGGTATCTGTAAGATCATCCCAAGTAGCAGAAGTACTCAATCTATCATAAGATGTAAAATAAGTTTCTGCTTGTTCTAAAGTTCCATAACTATTTGAAGTATGATATGCTGGAGTAACAATTAAATCCATTTAAGTATTCCTGTAAGGGGATTATTAAAATCCCCATTAAGTGAAAATTAACCTTCAGAAACTTTTGCCCAAAAAATAAGAATATCATCTCCATCAGTATCACTATTAATTTCAGCAAAAGACGTAACAGTATTAGCAGCGGTAACGCGAAAATCTTCGGGGCCAAATGCTTCATGATTAGTCAAATCTACTGCGCCAGCAATATATGCATTAGCAACGGTAACTCCAGTCACAGTCCAAGTTTTGGGGGTGTTGTACATAGTGATACCACCACTCGGAATATCATCTTCATGAACATCAACCAAAGGGCGATCAAAAGTTACCCATTCACCAGAAGATCCAACTTCAACAACTCGCAGGATTCCATTATTTTCAGTTTTGTAATCTTCAAACCCGGCGATTTTCACATAATCCCCAGCAGAAAGACTAGCGAAAGCATTCGCTGAACTGGAAGTATCATAAAGTTTACTTTTCAGTACTTTAAGATCGGATACGCCATCAAGAGTTTTGCTTCCTGATGCAGTGTAATCTTCAGCCCCCGTTGCAAGAGTAACCCTAAACTGTTCCATATAATTCTTCATTACTTATTTCTCCTTATAAAGTGTAGTCCCTATGTTTCAAGGGACTTTATTTCAATTAAACAGAAATGCTGTCAACTTTGACAATACTGTCGGCTTCTTCACATTGAATAGCGATTCTCATAGTAAGAACCACAATCATATTCCGGGCACGAATGTCTTTGTCGGTTTCAATCATGATATCTCTCTGAATACCAAAAATCAGGTTTTGAGGATATGTGAATAGAACTTCATCGTTAGGCATAAGAGCAGCAGGAACAATCGGTACACCAAAAGCGTAAACAGTTGGGCGGTTAAGATAAAAATCATCACCAGCGCCAGTAGTACGATCAGCCAGAGCATCCCGATATTCGAAGGTATTGTGCCAACTCATCATAAAGGACATTGCATTCAGGTTACGCAGATACTGAGTTGGCATTTCCTGAAGTGCAGGTTTAAATACATCTTTGTTAATGGCTGTAAGAGCTGAACCATCAACAGTGTGTCCTGCCAGAGCCAAAGCACCATCAAAAAGAGCAAGATAAGAATCAGCAGAAGTGGTATCCCCATTAATCAACAATTCTTCCAGGTCAAGACTTACACGGCTTGTCAACATCTGCATAATAGTATTCTCAAGAGCGCCCCTTTCAATAGAATCTTCGAGGGCATCGTAAGGAATATGAACTTCAGCAATAACCTCTTCAGTGTCGAGCTGAACCTGGCCAAATGTCGGTTTAACTCTATCAGCAGCATCGAGAGCAATGTTGGAACCAGGAGCGGCCCTAAGAATACGAGAACCAAATCCAATCGAATCAATATTCATTTTGGGGCTGTTCATCTGAACTGTCCTTACCCTATTAATAAGGGTAGGTTCGTCAATAAGTTTGCGGTAAAAAGTATCGCTCTGTTCAGGATTGAGATACCCACCATCAGATACCATCTGGCTTACTGCAAGATCCGCTTTTTCAATAATTTTCCGTGAGTCTGTCATTTTATTAAATCTCCTATATTATACAAAAGTTTTAAACTGGCCGGGTTTAGCTTTCCGTTTCTCAGTTTTCTTAATTTTAGTCACATTTTCATCAATTTCACTATTTCTTTTCTTCGTGGTGTTCTTGAGATCTTCAAGTTCAGTCTTTACTGTATTAAGTTTTTTCTCCATATCTTCTTTTTTGGTATAGAGTTCAAACTGTTCATTTAAAGAAGTATTGAGATTATCTTTGATTTCAGAAAGTTCAGTTTTCACCAGGTTGATTTTTTCATTGATCATTTTTTCGAACTCAGTTTTGAGTGTCTCTTCAAATTCTTGTTTGAATACTTCTGGGTCGAATGTATCTTTTTCATCCACATCATCTGTTTTGAAAAATTCTTTAATGATTTCGCTTTTGATTTCAAAATCTTCAAGAACCTCCTCAGATTTTATGTTAGAAAGGGCAGCATCGACATAACTGGAAAAATTTGTAACCGCAGAAATAATCATTTCTTTCCGATTTTCTGCTTCAGGTTGTCGCATAGTTCCGAGAACAATATCCATCATTGAAAATAAAGCATCTGCGACTTTTTCCATAGTTTCATATTCAAACTCAGATTTTTCCAGCCCTTCCTTTTCAGAATCTTCTTTCAAGTCCGCCACAATTACATAAGTGTCTTCAGTAAGTGCGGCCATTTTTCTTGTGTCAAGGTTAACTTCATCATCTTCGATCTGTTTATAGACATCGTACCCTTCAAGGGTTGTCTCGTCCTTCTGATCGACAGAAAACTTATGTTCATCCACAAGCTCCTGAAGTTTTTCCTCTGTAACGCCCTTTTTAATAAGGACATTATAGATGGTCTGTTTCGGCATAGCTTTGTCTCCTTTAACTTCGCCTTTGATAATTTTGAACGGCTGACGATTTGCAGCATGTCCTACGAGAGACACATATTCAACTTCCACGTCCTTTAGGAATGTAACGTCTGCCTCCGTTATAATTGATTTTACTTTAGCCATATTTTAATTCTCACTTGTGATATCTACTCCATGACTATGCGCAACAGAAATATCCGTGGCTGTTCCATGTGTGATAGTGTGGGAGTGCCCATTAACTGTATCAGTATGTCCTTTAACTAATTTTCCGTTATTGTCATACCATAAAATAAAATTATGTTTATGAGCCGGAATAATATCTTTGTTCAGATTTTCGTTGGTTTCCCCCATAATTTGTTTTGCAATTTCTAACATAACTCTTTGAACAAATTTTTCTGAATAACCCCCAAATGAAAAACCATTAAGATCGCCGTGAACTACTTTTTCAAATATTTCATCCGTGCATTTTACAGCCATTACCCAAGAATTTTCAGGGAAGTTTGGGTCATCTTTTTCTGTCATATAAGATTCAACGACATAACAACCTGATTGCTGCCAATCATGTTGAATATCAATATTTTTTTCTTTACGTTGCGCTAAAAAATTCCAGCAAGCTTTTTGAACATCATCTTTAGAAAGGGTTTCACCATCAGTGTCAACATCCCCGGCAGTATATACAATCCCTTTTACTACCTTATGAATTTTGTCTGTCTTAGTTATCTTTACAAAATGACTCGAAGTTTCTTCTTTTTTTTCATTAACGTTGAGCCAAAGTGCATTGCACACAGCAACTCTCTGATCATTAGTACTGAATTCTTTTTGTATAGAAGGACTTACTAAACACCTTTCTATAAATTCATCTTTATTTTCTGTTTTTTTGGGTTTTGGTAAAGGCATAAATATATCCTATTAATATTATTAAGATTATCTATAATATTGAACGTAAGTATATTCTTGTCAAGTTTTATATACAAAAAATGTATATAAAATGTACAAAAAATGCACATTTATTGAAAATATCTATATTTTATTGAAAAATTTAGTGTAGATAGGATGTACAAGTATTGTACATAGTAGGTAGGAAATAAAAAAGCCCCTATCGAATTAACAATAAGGGCTTAAAAAATGGGCAGTACTTAAAGTACATTGATTATAGAATATTATTTATTTATAATCCAAAATCTTTTATTATTTTTGTAAATATTTCTGTAATTTTTGGCAGTTCTTGCAATCTAATCTTAAAAACTGCACCGTTTTCGTCCTCTATTTTCATACATTCGTCATACCAAACTCCAGTTATTTTTGTTTTTCCTATATATTCATATATTTTCATATATTCGTCATACCAAACTCCAGTTATTTTTGTTTTTCCTATATATTCATATATTTTCATTTTATTTTTCCTTTTTTAAATCTCCCAAACCACATCCATCAAATATTTCAGAAATAAAATATTCGGGCAAACTAATCCCAAGAGGATCATTTTCCTGATCATTAAATTCACAATCTTGTTTTGCCTTAATAGCATCATTTTTATTTTCATGTGCAGAAACAAATCCTATAACACAATCAAGACCATATTCTACTTCTTCAAATAATACATACATAATCAATCTCCTTTTTTTATTGTTTAAATCACTCTATCATAACTAATTTTATTTGTCAATAAGTTTTCTTAACATTTTTTTTAAAAAATACCATCTATCAGGCCAATTATATCGACCGTCTGCTTCATATTCATATTCCAAAGGTTTGTCTCCTTCAATTTCTTCCATTAGTTTTAAAATATATTCTAGCATTCATCCCCCCCTTTTTTTTGCACATTAACATATATAATGTTATATTGCAATTATAACGTTGCCATATAGTCGAGGTCTTCGTCCAAATTCTCTCTACCGGAGGTCATGTCTAATTCTGTGATTTTTGTTTTTCTAAAATCAAATTCATATTTCAATACCCCGGAATCTCCGTCCCGGCTTTTTTTGATTTTCAATATCCGAGTTTGAATCGGTTGTTGGGAATCTCTATCAGATGGATTTTCAAATTCCAAACTAAAAAAATTAGATGCCACTTGCTCTACAGATTGTGAACCACGAGCACCTTCTAATTTCCCAGGACTGGAACGATTGTATTGGGTCACGGCTAAAATAGGTAAATTAGAATGAATAGAAAAATTTTTCAACAAAAAAATAACAGATTCATCAATCCGCCACCCAGAGTTTGCTTTAAGTGAATTATTTTTCAATAAATAAAAACCATCAACAACCAATAGATCAGGTTTGTATTCTGATGCCACAGATATTACATGATTTACATCCGAATAAAGACCGCTTGGCAAAATCTTAAACCAGTTATTTTGTTCTTCCCCTTCTATAGAAATAGGTTCGTTAATTATTTTTCTAGCTTTTTGAACAGCGAACATGGACAAATTACCTTTTCTGATGTCTTTATCTGGAAGGCTAAGTTGAATAGCCAGCACCCTTCTTGCAATTTGTTCTGGGGGCATTTCAGGGCTGATTACCATTACATTTTTACCGGCATTATATGCTGATTTTGCACAACTAATGCTGAAATAGGATTTGCAAGACCCTGTTTGCCCAATTATTACATTAAAATCTCCTCCTTGTTGGCCGTGTGTAAGATTATCAAGAATAGGGAACCCATAAGGTATTCCTGCAATTCCGGCTGTTCTCTGTACTTTATCATGCCGATTCAGCACTTCTTCTTGAATTTTAGCAATATCTTCGACAGAAAATTCCTGATTAATCCTTAACAGGGCATCATTTACCTTTTTAAATTCCGCCACGGCCTCTGTTATATTGTTTTTTCTAAGATGTTCTGTGATTTGGCCATTAAGGTTTGAAATCAGCCAAAATTTCTTTCTTTCTTTTATTTCTGTGGCCCAATATTCAACAGGTTCTTCCGGCAAGGCCGTAAAAGAAATTCCAGGAATTTCGGCTTCAATAGTTTTTAGGTTTGGGTACTGGTTATGTTTGTATTTGAATTGTTTGACAAAGTTATAAGCATCTTTTTCTGCTCCTTGCAGGAAAGTATCGTCTATACCATGTTCTATAATTTCTGAAAATGGTAAATTTTGTACTATAACAGATTTTAGAATTCCAATTCCGATACTACTCATCAAATATCTCCGATGCTCTAATCATTATGTCATCTACGTTCTTACAATCTTCCATTGCGTCTGATATTTCTTTGTCAAGTTCCTCTATTGTTTTGCCATTAATTGGTGCCAAAATTTCAAGTATTTTATAATATTCTTTCTTGATTTCATCTAATTCCACATAACCTCCTGTAAATCTCATGTCTCAATTTCATTCATGCCCTAAGATGTTCTACCCATTTTTTTAGATTATTTACATCATTCGTAAGTTTAACATCTGTTTTCTTTTCAGCTAGTTTTATATAAGAAAAGGCGGTTCCCGCTTGTTCTTGTATTTCACAAGATTCAATTACCTTTTTACACCTTATATATAAAGGATGCGTTACTATTTTTTACATCACCTATCACCCTATTTTAAAATTTGTGACTTTATTTTTTCAATATTAGATTCTATTCCATCTTGTATTTCCGTTATAAGTTCCATTATTTCTATAAAATTTTCATTTTCTATATGTCTATGTCCAATAGTACGATAATTTACAATTTGTTTTAATTTGCTTCCTTCTATTTTTGGATCATCTGCTTCTAAATCGCATGTCACAAATCCATTTCCAGTATCATTTATGTTTACAATTTCCCATAATAACAAATCTGCCTCTGTAAATAAAACTTTTTCTATTATATTTGATTTCTGATAATACTTTTTTCCTGTCATAATTATTGAACCCCCAAAATTCTAAGGTTTTTATCAATCCTGAACACTGGAATTTTATTTGCAATGGCAAAGGCGGCTTCTTTTTGTGTGCCTTCTGATCTTTCCCAACCATCTTGACAAAATACAAATACCATATCACACCTGCCAATTAAGTTATAATCCATATCAGCCCATTCTTCAAATGTGCCGGTAAAATCTCCTTGAATTGCAATAGGATGGCTTTGGGAGATGGGGCTGATAACAGCAAATCCCGCCCGAATTAATTTTCCCGCCACTTCATTTACTGCTTCAAACCTTTTTTGCCGAATTTCTTTATCTTGTTCTGAATAGTCAGGACGATTTAGGCCAATTTCTTTTGATTTAATTTGCAAGGAATATGGGGTTGCTAAGTAGATAACCAATTTTTTTTTCATAATTTTATCTTTTTTTTGAAGTTTCTATTCTTATCTCTCCTATATAAGAAGATATTCTAGTAAAATCATGCCAATCAATTCTAACATCTGTTAATTTTACTTTACTTTGTTCATAAAGTGCTTCTGCTAATTTTTTAATTTGATCATGAATAATTTCTTGTGTCACATCTACTGTAATTTTTTCTAAGCTTGCCATTTTATTTTCCTTTTTATTTTAACCGAATCAACTTACAATTGGATGTCTTGTCTAAGAAGCTACCAGCACAATTATCTCCATAAATAGATGACAGAGATTGCAACAAGCCGAGAATTTCTTGTTGCGATAGATTTGTTGCTGCCTTTCTTGAATAAAGTTCAATGATTGTTGGTATGTACCGTACTTGTCTCTTAATTAAAATAGCTCCAATCCTATCCCGCACATCCCTAAGAGAATATGTGTCGGTGTTGACATAAGGCACCATAAGTAATGGAGCATATTCCATTTTTTGTAAAAGGGTATAGTCCTCCTTGATATGGCCCAAATCTACAATTTCAAAAGTTTTATTGTAATTTGCCATCCATGTTACACCAATATAATAAAAAAAAGAATTTACAAAGGCCGTACGATTAGAAATAAGTAGAATAAAATTCCTTGTTCCGTTCATGTACTTAAAGATCGCTTCAAGTTTATTCCTTATTTCTGTTCCGGGGTCTTTTGTATATGATATTGGTATATCTTTATCAAGAATGACAGGTAATATCCATTGATTTTCTTCTTCGTCTTGCCAGAAATACTTCATTTAAATCCCTTAATAATAACTTTTGCAAATAACCATGCTTTATCCCAATCATCTCCTTGCCACCAATACTTAATTGCCAAAAATAATGTTCTCACATGTTCCCCCAAGCGTCTAAAAGGTCAATTTCTTCGTCCTTTTCCTGGTTCAATTCATTAAAAATTTGAGTTTTACAATGGATAATATCTACCAAATTTGGCCTCGTATCCAATTTGTATTTTTTTCTTTTGTCAGTGTACATGTCGATATTTTGTAACATATACCAGTTTTCTACGCACTTGTCAATAAAAAGATAGATATCTTTATCATTAAACCCATTATTTTTCAAGAATTTAATAAACCCATTAATTTTACATCTATTTTCTTTGGTCATTGGCGGCATAGGTCCAAAATTATTTACTGTTAATTGTTCTTGTAAGTATTGAATAAGACCTGTTACTGAAATTGACCTATTTAATTGTTTGGCTCTGTATTTAGCCCTCGATTCTTCTGTGGTTTGTTTGGCTTTTTTTAAAGCATCTTGTAAATTCATTTTATTTCGCCCATCCCGCAATTATATATTATTTCCCTTACTCTGCTAATGCAGTCTTTAGTTTGTTTAGAATATCTGTCATAATCTCGTAGTTCATTTTGTATTTCAGATAAAGCATAATAAAAATCAGATCCTTTTACAGCTAATTTAAATTCGTTAATTTCTTCTTCATTAAATTCCAAAGTAGCCTTCATTACCGCCTCCTTTGCCATTTTCTGGATCTATTAGATGATCGTGGCCTTACGCCGTAGCTCGGCCTATCTGATTTCTTTTTATATTCTCCACTTTCTTTACGCATTTCATGTAACTGTTTTGGTTTATCTGTTTTCTTATAAGTGGCTTTTCTTTTCGATAAAACATATACTGTACCAGCTACTGCATCTGAAACATCTTTCGAACCACGAGCATGATGATCTACTTTATTCTTTTCTATATTAAAAATAAGTCCTTTCAATTCTTTTTTATGTGCTTCATGTTCTGGTATCCAAAGTCGATTTTCTGTCAAACAATTTTTCTTTTCAATATAAGCATTGGTTGTTTTATCTACTGACAGATATTGTGATGTGACCCCATTTCTTCTTAAATTTTGAATTAATGTAATACTGTACGCTCTATCTGCTGAAAAAGATGTAAAATTTGTCAAATATTCTTTTATAGTAAGATACAGTTTTTCTACTTTAGATATATCAATTTGTCCATTATTTGGAGGATTTATTTTTAATAGGCCAAAAATTGCATAAACAGGGGCTGAAGCCTCTACAATTTCAACTTTTTCTTTAGTGTCTACATCCAATGTTTCTTTCTTTTTAGTTGTAACTGCACCTACAGTAGCTCCAAATGCAATCCCGGATGCATCTTGGGATAAAGATAGATCACAATGACTATGAAATGTGAAAAATGGATTAATAGTTTTAATAAATTCTATGTTTAATAATGACCTAATATCCATCACATCATTCAAACATATTTCTTGTACAGTAAATATTTGCTGACTTTGATAATATTGATTATAATTTTCAATATTTTGTAAAAGAACATGTGACGGAATGAATTTTGATTCCCTTGAAATAGGTCTTCCGGCCACATTCCTGATTGCAGCATGTAAATCTGCATCAAATTGATCTTTAAGTTCAATTGGGATTTCAATAATATCATTTGTCATTATTTTAGGCTTTTTTTCAAAAACTGCCCCACCATCAAGTTCCGTCGGCATCTGTACCCAAAACTTTTTACCAGAATATTTATCTGTGTCCTTTACTTCCCATAAAGGATAATCCATAACATAAATATGATTTGATTTTTTTGACTCTCTAATCTTGTTTTGAATAAAGTCGTCTGTATGGTTAGCAGAAGATGCGAGATATAGTTTGCCGGGCCACTCCCCGGTTGCCATATCTTTAAACTGGTTCTGAATCCTGTCCTTGATAGTCTGATATAAGACAGTTGCTTGGTCGTAATACTGTTCGTCAAGGGCTTGATGTGCCGAACCTTTAATAACTTGCAGAAAATTGGCTTCGTCAATAAAAGCCGCATACACGTTTTCAGACATTGCTGCCGTGTTGGTTGTTGCAATAGGCTTTACAATTATGTTTCCCGGAAACACAGCATAGTTTTTGGCCCTGCCTTGCAATGGAAAATACTTTTTAAAATATTCTGAATCGTCAATCATTCCTTTGAACTCAGAAAAATTACGTTTAGCCTTGGCTTCCTTTAGAGATTGCATTGTAAATACAATTTCAGAACCCGGAGATAACTTGTAATGGGTTTGTGGGTTATAGAGACAACTTAGTTTATATATATGGTAAGAGAAAGCACAGCAAGCCATATATGTCTTCCCGATCCGCGTCGCGCCTGACATCACTACTTCATAGCAATGATTATAGGGGCCAAAAATATCAATCAAACAGTTCTTGATTTTTGGCCTAATTGTACCCTCGAGGTTAAGATACTCGGAACTCAGCAGAAATTCCAGTACGTCTACAGGCTGTTTCTTATATCCTGTCTGAAGTGATCGTTGAAGTTGCCCCATTACCGTTAGAAAGTCATCTTTTGGTATAGAATCCCCATAAATTTGCCGCAATCTCTGCACTTGCAGCAGCATGGCTTTCTTTAATGTATCTGGATGGCCTTTTTCAAAGCATAATGTTTCTATGTACTCTGATAATACATTTGGTTCGAGGAATTTTTTATTCAATTAAGACGGCCCCCTTTCTTCAATTTTTCGGCCTCATATTGTGATTTTAAAGTATCATAAGTAATATCTGTAATTTCTTGAACTATTTTTAACCCCAAAACATGAGAATACATTGCCATAATCTGTTTAGTAGTGTACTTGGAATACAAAGTTGACATTACCATTTGACACAAATCACAAAAATTATCTGTTTTCATATCAGTTCTTCCACAAATTATACATTTTTTATTCATTTTTATTACATACTTTCTTTTATAATTATATTAATTAATGAACAACAACATACAAAATCTTCTTCTATTTCTTGTTTATGAAATAAATATACATAACCTTTATCATTTAGAATTATTACTTTTTCACCATCAGTACATTTTGCCCAATATCCTTTTGGTAATTCTCTTTCCAAATACTTCATAAACTTTTTAATAGGTTTCATCATACTTTACTCCTGTTAAAATGCACGGCCCCATCTTCCTTGATTGAAATGTACACTGTTACTTCGTTAATCTTTTTCTGCATGATCAAATAATTTTTTTTGTTTTGGCTGATATACACTTCCCAGTCATCTTTTTCCAAAAGAACTTTAAGTTCATCCTGTATTTTAGTCATGTCCAAGGCTCCGAATCTTTCGTAGGGCAAATAAAAAAATCATATTCAGATGATTTTGGTGCCTTTACAACATAACCAGGTTCGCAATTCAAACTAAGCTCCCCACAAGGGCATAAATCATCTAAATGGCATCCACAATCACCACAATAAAGGCCGTCATAACCGTGTTCTTTTAAATAATTCATAATAATATCCAAAACATTTTTACAAATTGGTTTTTTAATCGCATTTGCGTGAAATCGGCAACATTCTTCTCCATCTTCTGAATTAACCCAAATTTCTTCATCCATACAATTAATTCCATCCCAAAAACTACAATAATCGCAACTTGGTATCATTTCAATCCCCCAAAAATACTGTTAAATAAATTACCATCTTGTATACTTTTGTAGCATTTTTCGCATAAAAATACAAGTCCTTTTTTTAGTTTTGATCCTTCTTTTATTGTGGCAACTAAACAGCCACAATTTTTACAATAATATTTCATACATCATCTCCCATCTTAAACAAGATCCAAAGCCAAACTATACCACCAAAAATACCCATCACACTCATACCTATAGCTGCTACATAATCATTCATTATTAACTATCCTTTCCATGTTTATGTATATCCCAATATCCGTTATCACTTGTGGGATCTTGATTTATATTCATGTCATTTCTAAGGCGTTCAAATTTACCGATCGCAATGTATATTTCATTTTCCATCTTAACCAAATCTCCCGTTTGATATAAAATTGTTGCATCCCAATGTGGTATTTCAGATTCTTTATTCAAATAATCAATAATAGCATTCACCTTTTCAACAAACTCTGGTAATGAATCAATAAAATAGTTAACTTTAGCGCCCCACTCTTCAGATTCTTTTCGCGATAGGAAAGGAGGCAATCTTGGCGGTATTTCTGGTAAATTTAGTATAGTCATTTTATTCTCCTATGCGTCAAAGAATTCAACATCTCCACATTCATAATGAATAAGAAATAAAACATTTTCATATATAGCTATACAACATTCGTCTGTAATAGTGATAAATTCTCCACATATAGGACATACAGGTAATTCTTTCAAAATAATATGATTTAAATCAATAGCTTCCGTATCCATTTTAATTATTTCCTCATTAATTTAGGATATACCTTGGGATTAAATCTAAATTTACCATCTTTAGTAAAATTATATACATTAGATATTTCTTCTTTTTCAGGAAAAACTTCTGCTTCAGGATCATACATATGTTTTAATTTTTGTTTTATTTCCATTCTGAATTGTTTATTCGCTATTCGTTTATCTTTTTTATTAGTTTTAGATTTAGTCATGCCTGAAAATGGATTTTTTTTTATAGATTTACCCATATTATTCTATTCCTTTATATAATTTTATTAAAAATTTTAGTTATAATAAATTTTTTAATTCTTTCTTTTATTAAATTTTCTTTTTTTATCATATATTTAGGTAACCACCAGCAATACCCCGGCTTTCCTTTACTAAACAGCAACCCGCCAATATATTCATCAAATTCAATTAAATATTTTTTTTCCTTTGAATCATTGATAATTTTTCCTTTTAAATTATCAAAATTAATGCCCTCCCAATTTCCATTTACAACAACTTTATCTTCTATTTTCATGTTACTGCCTTATAATTATGTTTAATCTTAACTAAAATATAATTTTTTGTCAACACATTTTTATTTTTCATTTAAAACTGCTTTTTCAATAACTTCCCAAGGTACATTATTACCCCAACATTCCCATTTTAACCAAAGCTTTTTATAATAAGGTAATCTATTTTTTGGGGTTTTCAATTCTTCCCAACATTTTTGACACAAAGGGAAACAGGATTTATTCTCTATATAACGAGTATCATGTGGTTTTACAAACTTCCAAGGCCTTTTACATTTACAACAAATACCATACTGAGGGGCTAACATTCTTTCAATACACGCTCTACAATACTTCAAATTTTTCATTTTTATTTCCTTTATTCTGGTAAATTACAATAAGCCCAATGCGTAACTGGGAACGAAAAATTAATCCAATGCATAGAATCAATATCCATTTCCGACCTAAACCCAAATTTCAATTGATATGTATCGACATTATATGCCAAAACATCGGCCAAAACTTCTGGCAATTCTTCATCAGTCCTTTTCCAATCTAACATAATTCGATCCCTTTCGTTCCTATAATTCCACCTACAATTTTTGCAAAAATAAGAGGCTTTGCCCCAATTGGCAGCATAAAGTACAACCCCTTTCTTTCGCAAATTCCTTTTAGTCAAATTGCCTTCCAATTCTGATGGAATCAACATAGTAACATCAACCATCATTTCTACATCCCCACCACATTCTGGGCATACCATTTTTAATCTCCTTTTTTACACATATTCTACAAAATCATCGCATATTGTAGGTTCATCATATAAATTAATTAGCACGTGATGCAACGAACATACATTATCTGCATATCTCATATTAGATGGATTTTCGGCTATAGATTCTTCAATTTGATCTTTTCTCAGCATTTTGTCCTCCTTTTATTTTTAAGTTTCGGCTAAAACTATATTATATAATATAGGATAGGTCAAGTGATGTTTTTAAAAATATGTACTATTACATCTACAGTCCATCCATTGCCAAGCATCTTGTATCTTTGTGAATTAGACATCATTTTGTCTTTATATACTGGATGAGGAACAAGTGTGTAATTATCCGGCACTGTCTGAAGTCTTTCACACTCTATAGGAGTTAATTTTCTCCAAATTTTTTCATTTTCGACAACATTCAATTGTCCACAATTATGTCGCAATGTACAGCACTTTTCTTTATAAATCCTTTCCTTCCGGCTTTTATAAAGAGCATCTACAATAACGTTGCGGTCACTGGCCGCGAGGAACGAGCAGTCCTGTGCACTGCATGGTTAACCGCCAATTATTTCATTCAACCCCTCAATGATCAGCGTCAACTCTTCGTCGGATGCTTTTGATATCC